AATTTTTATGAGCAGTTTTGCGAATCAATCAAATAAAAGCGTATATTTACAATTCAAAACAACAATTTATGACTACAAAGAAAGCGGAGGCTACACTCGCAGAGCCAATGAACATTTGGCAAAAATTACACGCTGCCAAGCAGCAAATCGGAAAGGTTGCTAAGAATGCAACGAATCCACATTTCAAAAAGAGCTATGCTGACATCAATGCGCTGCTCACAACGGTGGAGCCTATCCTCCACGAGCATGGACTGCTACTTTTGCAGCCAGTGGTTGGGAATGATGTGGTGACTCGTATCATCGACATCGATTCTGGTGAGGTCATTGAGTCATTCATGAGCCTTCCGGTCATCACAGACCCACAAAAGGTGCTCGCTGCTGTCACTTACTTCAGAAGAGGTACATTGCAGTCATTGCTCTCACTTCAAGCTGTGGATGATGATGGCAACACAGCAGCTGCTGCGCCTCAAGGCAAGCCAACGATCACAGATGACCGATTCAAGAAAGCACTCGAATCAATCGAAGCTGGCAAGTACACCGCAGAACAGTTGAACTCCAACTATGCACTCACTGAAGCTCAATCCAAAATGCTCGCACTATGAAATGGCATCCATCGCAAATCGGTAAACTCATGACCAATGGCAGAGCCAAGGACAGCATGGGAGAAACAGCTAAGAGCTATATCAAGGAATGTGCAAAGCAAGACTTCTATAACTACACCACAGAACTCAACAACAAATACATCTGGAAGGGTAGAGAGCAAGAGCTGGAGTCAATCAACCTCATCAACTCGGTGAGATTTACTGACTATGTCAAGAATGAAGTGACCATCGAGAATGACTATCTCATCGGCACCGCTGATATCATCATCGAGCAGCGAGTCATTGACGTCAAAACATCCTGGTCACTCGATACATTCCCGGCACTTGTGGAAGATGCAGTCAACCCACTCTATGAATGGCAGCTCAGAGCTTACATGATGCTCTATGATAAGCCAACAGCTGAGCTCATCTACTGCATGGTGACTACCTGGGACGAATTCCTCAACGAATACGAGAATCTCCAGCTGCACAGAGTCGACCACATCAACCCTGAGAAGCGCATCACAGCTCTCTGGTACGATAGAGATGAGGACATCGAGGCTAAGATGGTTGCTCGCCTTAAAGAAGCATCCGAATTATATCATGAATATTACGAACAATTAAATAACAAATAACAATGGAAGAGCTAAAAGCAAAAGGCACCATTCACCTCATCGGTGAAGCCAGACAAGTGAGTGAGAAGATGAACATCAGAGAATTCGTGCTCTCAATCGGTGACAAGTATCCGCAGCTGGTACAATTCCAAGCTGTCAATGAGCGAGTGAAGTTCCTGGATGGAGCCAAAGTCGGTCAAGAATGTGAGGTCAAGTTCGACTTGAGAGGCAGAGATTACAACGGCAAGTATTATGTCAGCCTCAATGCTTGGGATATCCGCATCGCAACAGCAGCAGCACCATCAAAACCAATCTCAGATGAAATCGATGACGATTTACCTTTCTGATGGGGAGAATATCCGGGACTTCATCCATAAAGAGTTGAGGTCCCGACTCTCAAAACGCTACAAAATGACACATTTGGCTGAGGATATGAATCTCAGATACTACACACTGAACCGATTTATGAGAGGTCAAGGTGCTGGTGATGAGTTCTATATTCAAGCCTTCAACTTTCTAATGAAATGAAATACTTCATCGCATACATAGGCACCAAGAATGACAACCTCGATAAGCTGGTTGCAAGGGTGCACGACTTATTCAACATGATGCCAGGTGTCAACACTTGCATTGTGATTACCATTTCAGATGAAGTACACATCTCTGAAGTGACTCCAGAGGAATTCTACGAACAATATGCAAGCCTTAACTGATGGAACAGCAAATACAAGACCCAGTCGTGCTCAAAGTACTGGCAAAGTATTCTGAGCGCAGCCAGCTCGGCATCCAGAAATATGGGCGCACTTTAGATCGTGATGACTTGAGCCTCACCGATTGGCTGAATCACCTCCAGGAAGAGCTGATGGATGCCACGCTGTACATTGAGAAGCTCAAAGCAGATTTGAAGCAAGCACAAAAGGCAGCGTTAATTCAGTTGACCAATATGGAAAAGGATAAGGGGTAAAAATTGCCACATATCTTAAAACGAAATGTAAAGAAATAAGGGATAGGCGCAACAACTCCCGTTTTCAATAGAACGCTGACGGCTCGGAAAGACGAGCATATTTTTTAACTAAACAACAAGAACAATGAAGATACAAACAGAATTTTTAAGAGTAGGTGAGGCTACAACCTACCACGAGCAGTATTTCGAAACGCAAACGCTTGGAAAACTATCTTCAAGTAATTGGCGATTGATTCAAGACTTGGTTGATGATTTGTCGCAAATATTGAGTGAAGGTAAGCAAGTGAATATTGATGTGCAAATAATAGACAATGAAAGCAACGCTACACTTTGACCACGACGAGAGGGATGAGCTGCAAGACGCGATAAATGCGTGGAAATGGAAGCAAATTTGTCACGAGCTTGACCAAGAAATGCGCTCGGTGGTGAAACACGGATACATTGGAAAGAAAGAGGCAACTGAAGCAGAAATGGAAGTAACTCACTATTGGAGAGACAAGCTCCGAGAATTAATAAACGAAGACAACCTAAATTTATGAGACCCGACAAAGAATACCTCGCAGCACTCACCACGATGATACTCGTGACGGCAGTGGCTATCATATTGATTTTTAAAGTTATCTTTGAGCTATGGAACTGATACTCTCATATCTGGCACTCGGGTGGCTCATCGCCAACTTCGAGCCTCTGCACTGGGTCATCGACCTACTATTCATCAAGGTCATCCCAAGCACAAAGCTCGGTGATTACATTCATGCTGGCTTTGGTTGCTGGAAGTGCACGTCATTTTGGACTGCTTTGGCACTTTCAGGCAATATATATACGGCAGCAATCACAGCGATGGGTGCCTACATCATCAGCGAATGGATAGAGAGCAAATAGAATACATCACAGCAGTGCAAGAAATGGATGAGAAAGAACGTCTCACCAAAAAAGTGCTGAACCAACTCAAGCGCATCAAGGTCAGCGTGACCGGAAAGCCTGACAAGGAATGCTTCTGCTCGCAAATCAGACGCAAAATCTGGTACAAGGATTTCACCAACTGGTATGAAGGCAACGCTTGACCGATACATATCGTCTCACTATGAGGAATTGTACCGATACACCAGGTACTTCTGCTCCAAATACAATCCAAAACTGACGATTGATACAGTCATATCCAACGCATATCTGCACTGTCTTGAAATCAATGACAACACCGAAGATGTCGGCAAGGTCAAGAGTTATATCCTCAACTCAATCAAGCGACAAGTCATCTGGAAGAACGTCAACAGCTTCAAGGATGAGAGAATCTTCGCCAATGAGATGGCTGTCCCGGACCGATACGATGATGGGGAGGACCTCAGCTACAAAATCGCAATCGAACAGCAATACCAGGGATGGAAGTCATCAGTGGATATCTATCGAGACGGGCTGACAGACAACGTCAAGATTGCAGTCGCCAAGGCATACTTCGACAAGGGGCTCACAACTGCACGATCAATGGCGCAGTACTTCAACATCCCAGTGACGTCAGCGCACTACCTAATTGCAGACATAAAAAGCACACTTAAAACCATACACCATGAAAATAAAAGATGAATACAAGGGCAAGACTATCGTCAAGAATACCTCGCTCGGAAACATGACTATTGTTGTTGACAATATAGATGTGAAGAAATACCAGTACTATGTCAGCATAGGATTCGGATATTTGTTCGAGAAGGAGACAGCGACTGCACCAATCCGATACGAGGGAATCGAAGCAGATGAGCAGACGGAAGCTCCAGCAGCAACACCAAAACCAAAAACAAAACGTAAACGCGCAAATGGGAAGACCACGCAACTTTGAAACACCTGAGGACCTTTATCAGCTGTTTGTTGAGTACAGAAAGAAAGTAAAGGACAATCCACGATACCAGTATTCCCTTTCAAATAAGACTGGGAAGGCTGAACCGATTCCACTTGAGGTACCTCTCACAATGAGTG